TTTCATTTCAAATTGTCCTTGTTTAAAATAAGCCATCAATAGTATTTAACCACTATTAGTAGGCAATCATTCTTTTGACGTGATTTGGTGTTTGTGAAACTGTTATTTTTGATCCAATTTGACTTGTAATAGGTCTATAATGATTTATCAATGTTAAACCTAAATTAGAAAAACTAATTTTATCTTGAGAAGAAGTAAACAATTCATCAAAAGTGATATTTAATGTTTTTACTGCATCAATACACAACAAAGCAAATGCCTTAGAAGATTGATCATTCATTCCACTTGAAGAAAAAATATTGAGTATCCTATCATACTGTGCTGGAGAAATTTGGGTTTGTACGCCGCCATATTGATTTAGTATCAGTGTTGTTACATCAGTTGGATTTAATGACGGTTGAGCATTTTGTATTGCATTAAATACGTTGCCAAACAATGCTACTATATTACTTTCTCCACCTACCCTTGCTACCTGTTTTGTGCTTTCGTTAGACATTAACCAAGTGCTCCTTTAGTTGTATAACTACCTTGATAATTTACACCACCTTTGCCGTTGTCATCATATCTTGTACCGTTTCCGTTTGCATCTTTGGTTATTTTATTATTGTTATCAGTTTTAGCATTAGTACTTGAAAAAGTTGCACCTGCATTTCCTGATGCAAACGCATTACCAGAATAGTTATCACCATGACCTTTGTTATAACCACCACTGCCTATAGCAGATAGACCAGATGCAGGTAATTCTGTTTCACTAGCATTTATTGTTTGTCCTGATGATCCTGAAACTGTTGTTCCTGACCCAAATGTGTTTGAATTTATATTATTTGATGTTTGTGTTGTTAAAGTATTCCAATCATAGTTAGGTTCATATGTGCCTGATCTTCCTTCTATACTACTAGTTGCAAGTGCAGGAGTCGACGGCATTGGTCTACTATTTGCAAATATTTCATCAAAATCAATTGTAACATTTTTAGCAGATGCCATTTCATAATTAAATGTTTCATATACTACTGTTTCATATGCAAATTGCATACCTAATTCAATTGGCCCACTTGCTTCATAAGTTAATACATCATGATCCATTGCAATAATTTTTGGATGAACAAATCTAATTAAATTGTATCTTGATCCGTGTACTAGAAATAAATCTAAACTTTTAATTGGATAAGTTGTATTACTGATGCTTGATTCTAAACCAAAGTTATGTTGATTTATAAAATCATTTTCTAGTGACAGTGAGTTTGGTTGATATAACCCTCTGTTATGTACATCTTGTCCACCATAATCTCTATGCCTGTTTCTACCATCTTTAAGATTTAACTCGTACAAATATCTAAATAATTTGAGTGCGGCATTGTTCATAGTATCATAAAAACGCACACTAACTGGATCATAATCAACACGTCTATATACATTTCTTTTTCTATTGTATTGATTTAAGGTATCATATTGAAAATTTATTTTTGGTCCATCTATTTGTTTTACATTAAAAACTAGCGAACGTCTAACTGCATCTAAAACTTGTGAACGTTGTTGATTAAGATTGTTTGTTTTAGTAGCATTAGAATTATTATTTGATAAATCTGTGTTGGTTTGTAGTTGCTGATCTAATCCTTCAATTTGTGTATCACTAAAAATTGAGTCAAATACATTATTAGAAGCAAATCTAAATGTTGCAAGATATTCAAACTTTTGTCTTGGAACACCTGTCATTAAAGCACCAGGTGTTTGATTAAATGTAAAGTGGTCTGAAGCTCTTGTTGGAGATTGAATGTTTATAGACTGATCTTCTGTTGCTACTGTACCAGAAGTTTCTATTGCTTGTAACTTTGCAAGTACTTCTTTATTTTGAGCTATTAGTTGTGCCGCAGTTTCTGGATCGGCATTTAAGATCTCTTGTTCCGTAGCGATGGACGAAGAAGGTATCTTTGATTCAATAAACTTCTTCGTCCTATCATCAATCTTGCTTGGATCAACACTAGCCATTGCGACCTCCTTATATCAAATTAGATATTAGTGCCACCTGTTTGTGCTAATGGGTTAAGTGGGAATATCTCGCCGCCACCTTGATCAAAGTGTGTTGCATTATCATATCTCAATGTTAAAATAACTTGTACTGGTTCTGAAACCGCATAGTCACCATCTGAGTAGTCAACGTTTTGTAGGAAACAATTTTCTAACACCCATTGCTCTAACTCAGCATCATTAGTACCATCTAAAATTTCAATTCTAGTGTTAAATTTATATGAAAGACCGCTTGTTGGTGCTGTCTGTTCAAAATGGTTTAACTGTTTCTGTACTTGTTGGCCTGCTAACTTTGAAATACTATTTGTAATGTCGTCACGTAAAGTAATTGTTACTGGTTCCCAAGTGTGCTTACCCATCAAGTATGCTACTGAGTTGTACACATGTACCGGTACTTCTTCGTGTGTTACTTTTGGTCTTGTTATGTTCATAACTTGTTGAGTTAAGTCAACTTGTGTAGAACCTAAGTTACCAAATTGTGAAAAACGTACCCTAAAACGATATTTAAGTTTTGGTTGTAAAATACCACCTCTACCAGTTGTACCGTCTATTGGAACACCAAATTTGTTTAATGTAGCCATTGTAATCTCTCCTTACAAATTAATTTGTATTACAGTAGTATTTAGCAAAATATAGGAAATTTTAGAAAAAAGTTTGAACTTAAAGGGTAAAAAAAAGGCTACTGTATCTCTACAGTAGCCTTTTTTGGTGTATTTTGTCTATTAACTATAGCTCATGTTCTCGCCAGTGTTCTTTATTCTGACTGGAACATATATAAATTCTGCCGCTTTTGCTGGCTGAATTGCTATATCAACCCATAATTGATTTGCATCAATACGTGCTGGAGTATTGTTAGATTCATCACAAACTACTAAGAAGTCATATAATGCTCTCTTAGCCGATAAGTCTGATAGGAATCTTTCAAAAGTATCAAGTACTTGATCTCTTGTCATTCTATCATTTAGTTCAAACAAGAATGGTTTTGCAAGTTGATCAAATTGATATCTTAAGTAACAAATCAATCTACCTACGTTTACTCTATCAAGTGCTGATGCTGTTGGGTGTAAAGATTTTTGCCCAAATACTACTAAACCTCTGTTTGGCATATAAGCAATTGGGTTAATTTTAGATGCATATAACGTATCTCTTGAACCTTCACTTAATACAACTGAGTTATATTCACCCGATGTTGCATCAATGTAACCTACTGAAGAAGCATTTGATACTAAGCCTCTTTGATAACCTGCTGGTGCAAACCATTGGAATGCCGCGTTATCATTAAATGCAATAGTTCTTAATGCTACATGCGAAGCCGGAACAACTACGTTGTTGCCTTCTAAGTCAGTTGATAATGCTGAAGGATAGTATACTGCTGAATATGTATATTGTGACACTAATCCATCTTCACCGTTAGTTGTTGCATTTGCTGAGTTTGACGCCCAATTAGCCACTTCTGAAGGAGTTTTTAATCTAAATGGTGCATCAACAATAATAAATGCAGTTTCTTTTTTTGCAGTGTTAAGTGCAATCATTTCATCATAAGTTTCTGGATAACCAGGACAAGCAATCAAGTTAAAGAATCTTGATTCAGCTCTAATTTCATCGTTTGATGTAAATGCACCTTGAAGTGATGTTACAACAACTTGTCTTTGAGCTTTTCTACCCATAAATGGTGATCCGTCTGCTTTGTTGCCTGCCGCATTAATCCAAATTGGACCAATATTTGTGTTATTAACAATATATGATGTTTTGTACTCTTTTACAACATAACCAGATACTCTTGTGTTATATAACAATGTACCTTCAGCATAGTTTGCCGGATCTACTGCATCTGCATCAAATGATGCATATGGTGAACCCCAACCCTGTGCCGCTGTTGTTGTACCAGCTGGATTACCCACTGCATCACCAAACACAATGCCGGAAGCCGATGATTGATCAGTGTTGTCAATTAAAACCCAACTTGATGAAGTTGTATTATATTTGTAAATCATTGGATATGATTCTAATTCGTTTGAATCAATCCAAATGTCACCGTTTTCAAGTGCTGTACCATCTGACTGTGTAGTTGGTTCTGTAGAAACCATTTGTAAGTCTCTTAAACCAGCCGCTTCGCCATTTGGACCTGTATTAACATTTGACGCAGTAAATGTGTCTTTTGAGTTTGCGTATGCAAACCATTTCATAGTACCACCATCATTTTCAGCAATGTATAAGTCTGCTGTTAAATTAGTGTCATACCATAATGTGCCATCTACTGGACTTGATGTTGGTGCAGTTGGTGAACCTTCATACGACAAATCACTCCAAATTGAAGTCATGTACCAGTATGGTGATGCTCCCATATTATCTGCAAAGCCTAATTGTGCTGTAGTTACACCATCTAGAGTACCGTCATCAGCAGTGTCTTCTACCCAAATGTTTTTACCATTTGTTCTTTCAAGTTTCAAATATTCTTTTGTACCTGAACTTGCATCAATAGAAGCTCTAACAGTTAATGTTGCCAAGTTAGCATCGTTATTAATATTTGCAACAATTTCTTCAAGTGTTGTAGCACCGCCAGGACCTGCCGCCGCTGTAACTGTTACAGGTTGATTACAAATAGTAAGTTTTTTACCTGTTGACGAACCATTGTTTGCATTAATAC